CTCTGGAACAGTGGCAGAGATGAAGACAAAGCAGTTGCTAGAGCACAGAAGCGTAAGCTTTCTTACTACTCTAACATCTATGTTGTGTCTGATCCAGCACACCCAGAGAATGAAGGAAGAGTCTTCTTATACAAGTATGGTAAGAAAATCTTTGACAAATTAGTCGAAGCAATGCAACCTGCTTTTGCAGACGAGACTCCTATTGATCCATTTGACTTATGGAAGGGTGCAGATTTTAAACTTAAGATCCGCAAACTAGACGGTTATTGGAATTATGATAAGTCTGAGTTCGCTAATCCTAGTACTCTAGGTAACTTAGATGATGAAAAGTTAGAGTCCATATGGAAAGGATGTTATTCACTCGCTGAGTTTGAAGCTGCTAAGAATTTCAAGTCTTACGAGCAATTAAAAGCACGTTTGACACTTGTTCTTGGAAGACCCTCTGCATCAACACCAGTTGATCAAGAGACAGTAGAAAATGAGAGTGAGTCACGAGGAAATTGGGGTCAAGAGGTATCCGAATTCCGTCAGAAAGCAGTTGCTGCTTCTCCTGTAGAATCTGAAGAAGATACTCTTTCTTACTTTGCTAAACTAGCAGAGGAAGACTGATTATAAACTGTCACAAGGGGAGGTTGCAAGACCTCCCCTTTGTGCTATAATATAAACATATTAAAGGAGAATTATGAAAGTTGCACTCGCTGCTGCATTATTACTAGGTTCACTTCCAGTGAACGCAGATGAGTATCAACCAGGTTACTCTGCTAGTAGAACTTGTGTTAAGACTGAGTACAGAGAAGAATATGTACCTGGATCACAAGAAAACCCTGGTTATGTAAAGAGTTGGTCAGAACAAGTTGAAGTTCCATGTGAACCTTGGCAAAGAAGTAGATACCCTTCTGACAGACCAGCATACCGCAGACATGTTACTGTCTATGAAGACACTAATGATTGTTCAGATGGAGCAGTGCTTGGTGGTATTCTAGGTGGTGGTGCGGGTGCAGCACTGTCTCAAGGTGATGGTCGCTGGTGGGCAATACCATTAGGAATTGTTGGAGGTTCGATAATCGGTTGCGATATTGATGGGGGATAAGCATGGATCAACATGATATACCCATCTTAGGAAATTTTTATACTAAATCTGAAGTAGATAAGATGGTTGCTGATGCTCTTGCTGAGGCACGAGCAATCGATGAAGAATCCATGAGGAAACATAACCGAGATGCTACTATCATTAGTATGATTCTTGGTTTTACTACGTTGGCACTATTCATTGATGGATTATTAAGAATCCTTGGTATCATCCCCCCTTTTATGGATCTAGATGTAAATGTGATTGATGATATTATAGATAAGGTTGAGTCAGATATTTTACCTTTAGTAAACAAAATCCCTCGCATCTAATTTATCATGGTTTATTTTATCGGATTCCTTATGGTTGTTACCATTTGTTTGTTCGTATATTATCTCGGTCTTTATAATCCGCACTAGAACATGTCACTTTTGTTACCTTTAATATTCATTGCTATAATGCTGTGCCTTACAGGTGCAGCATTTGCTTTAATATTTAAAAATCTGAGTGAAATTAATAAGTTAGAAAAGAAACCAATAATCCATCCAGAGCTTGAAGAGTTAAAGGAGGGGGATGAGTTGTTGGTTGTAAAGTTTAAACCTGATTGGGAAGAAGGTGAAGTTGATATTAAATTCACTCCCGATAATAAATTTACTGATAGGGTGTTGGATAATTCTTTACGCAAAAGAATACAAGAACTTTCTGACCCTTGGGATGATGAGGATGAAGATGATGGTGATGGTGACGTACCTGCTATTGTAAGAAGGTAGACCCCATATATTATTCAACTTTTTATTACCAGGAAACCGCCAAAAAAACTCGGCACATTTTTTGCCCCTTTAGGTTTTTTAAGTTACTGTAGTAGTTGTAGATCCAGGTCCATTATCATATGAAGTAACTGTTCCTACATTATCTGTTACTGTAACACTACCAGCAGCATTACCAGACTTATCTAAGAATCTAGCACTACTATTAAGTAGTGTTTTTTTATTGCCTTCACGATCTATCTCATCATTTGGTTCATACGCAATTAACTCTTCAAACTCATTTTGTATTAATTCCATTATTGGTGGAGTTGGGAGTTTTATGTTTCTTTTCAATTCATTCTGATAATCTTCATATTCGTAATTTGTCACTGGGTAGATAGACTCGTTTTCAGTCTTAGTTGTCCCATCTGGCAAAATTGCCCTAAAAGTGTTATTTACTTGAGTTCCCTTTTGGATGAAAATCTCTTCATTGTATAAAATTTCATTTGTTTCATAATGATGGATATCGTCAGGTTTATCGTATTTGTTAGCAACGTAAGTTTGGAGCTCATTTACGTTTTTAGGCCATTCCTCGTAAACATCCGTAATATTGTTAACTAGTAAAATAATCCAATCGAGGTATATATCACCGTACATTTCTCCAGCAAGTAATGCAGCAGTTTCATGGTCACCTATTGAATATGGTTCTAATAAGGTAATATACTTATCTAAGTCTAATCTTGTTACGGTTCTTCGGAACAGATTTTTTACAAGGCGATATTTAAATCCTTCATCGTCTGTTATCCCTTCTCCAACGTAAATATTTGGTAATTGTGAAAAATATGCCATTAGTAACCTGCTGCTGCGTCTGTTTGTGTTACTAGTCTTGTTTCAGTAAAAGTAACTGTCATAACAATAGCTGGATTATCAATACCTGCTTGTGGTAGATATTTAAAAGATTGATATTGGTTATCTGGTGTGTAGTTAATGTTAATACCTGTGCAAACAGAAGGATACATCTTGAACATTAAATCTCTTCTAGTAGATTCACTCATATTCTCTGTTCCATTAGGAGTATCATTATTAGTACCAAAACGAACGAAACGTAATTGGAATCTATCTGGAATCTCGAAGAATCTGTTTTGACCACTATAGTTAGTAGTTCCCTTCATTTTTTTGAAGAAATCTTTGTCGAATATGTTCTTATGATCACTGTGCCTCTCTTTCTTACCACCAGGAACATCGAATTTTTTCTTATCGTTAACATATTTGGTAACAAATTCACCACTTCTAATTCTAGGTAATGAACCAATTTTAATATAATTGATTATATTCCATATTTCATTTGAATCAGCTAAATTCTTCGCAAAGAACTTAAATGCAAAGTTATGAGTTCTAAAACTCATACCTTGGAACATTTGTTCGGAATATGGGTTAAAAACTTGACCACTTTGTAATTGTCTAACTGTATTAATATCTAATTGTCCTTGTAATCCAACAAATTGGTTAAATCCATTGATCATTGACAAAACAGCAGATGTTGAGAATTCTGGTAATGCTGATTTTGCTGCATCTTGCAATTTTTCAGACATATCACCGAAATCCATTGATTTCATCATACCCATTGCTCCAACACCACCTACACCAATATCTGCTCTTCTGTACGCAGGACTATATTGAGTTGCAATTTGTGGAGGTATTGCAATATAAACTCTATCTGGGTGCTGTAAAACTTTTTGCTGATTACCTGGACTACTTCTTTTATAGAAGTTAGGAACATCTGAATCATTATATGAAAATCTTTCACGACGTAGCATTAAATAATCAGTAGCCTCGGTAGCACCATCAGCTATTCTTGGTCCTGCTTGCGTCCTACTTGCAGGAGCTCTTAATGGATATTTGAAGATTGCCAATTTCTACCTAAATAATATCGTGATCTCTATGTATTTATGCGTTATAAGCAGGGAAAGTACATTCCTAGGCTTCCAAAGAAGTATAAAGGTGATTATCGGAACATAGTTTACCGATCATCTTGGGAATACAAATTCATGCAGTGGTGTGATACCACCCCTTCAGTCCTTGAATGGGGTAGTGAAGAGATTGCTATACCCTATATATCCCCTGTTGATGGTAAACGCCATAAGTATTATCCAGACTTTTATTTAAAGGTTGGTAATAAAAAATATATGGTTGAGGTGAAACCCAATAAACAAACAAAGGAACCTAAAACTCAGAGAAAAATAACTAAACGTTATGTTACTGAGGTTGTTACATATAGTGTTAATAAAGCTAAATGGAAGGCAGCAGAAGACTTTTGTAAAGATTATGGTTGGGAGTTTATGTTAATTACAGAAAAAGAACTTAAAGTATAATGTTTGCAAGTATTTTCGCAGCGATAAATCAAATTGCTGGTGCTGTTTATAGCAATCAGACAGTTGATCCTGGTGTGCCAAATTGGGCTCAAGGAAGAAATTCTTCATTACAAGAGTTTAGTTCATTTTTTAGAAAGCAAGCTAATCATCCTTCATATACAAACCTATATTCAGTACACTTCGCAACTCCTCCTCGTTTAAGTGGACTTCCTGATTGGGGATTTGAAAGTGCTAATAGATCAACGAATTTATTATTAGATTATTATTGTGATACTGTAAACCTACCAAGTAAGCAAATATCTACAGGTCAGATTGTAAATATAGGTTCCTCATATAAGTATCCAACTGGAACTGCATTTAGTCAGATCAATATGACTTTTAAAATGCCTCAAACTCAATATACTAGAATGTTATTTGAGAGATGGATTACTTTTATGAGAAATGATGCAGATCAATATGTAGATTATTATGATGATATTGTTTCACCTACTGTAAGAATTTTAAAATGGGAAAGAGGTGGTGGAGATGCCGTTCATACCTTAAACTCTAATGGTGCTCTTAGACAGCAAGATCCTAATGCTAATGTAACTCCAGATAATTATAGAAAGAATCGTGTAACAGCATGTTGGGAATTACGTTCAGTTTTTCCATATAATATTGGATCTATACAGTTGAATAATATGGAATCTAGAGTAATGACTATAACAGTTGGATTCTATTATGAACGATATAGATTCTATGGAAAGAACGTTCTAGATATACAAGATGGTAATATTGGACAACTGGTTCCTTCCAATCCAGATAAAACTCATAGATTGAACTTATTAGAACCAGATAATGCATATATTGCCTCCTCATAGTCCCCTAAATACTTACACTGAATTGAAGTACTATGGTATTACCTACATTAAACACACCGAAATTTAAGACAAAACTGCCTTCTGATGGTAGAACAGTTAACTTTAGACCTTTTCTAGTAAAAGAAGAGAAGATTCTTCTAGTTGCTACAGAAACTGGAGACCAAAATAGTATGGTTTCTGCGATTAAAGATATTATTGGTGCTTGCACTGATATAACAGACTGTGAAACCCTTTCGACATTTGATATTGAATTTATTTTCTTACAAATCCGCACGAAATCTGTTGGTGAGTCTGTAGATGTTACGGTGCTTTGTCCTGATGATGAAGAAACTGAAGTAAGTGTGAAAATTCCTTTAAACACGATTAAAATTAAAAGAACTAAAGGACATACTAATGAAATTAAAGTTAGTGATGAGGTAGTTCTTACACTGAACTATCCTACATTAGAAACCTTTGTGAAGATGAACTTTGTTCCTGATGAAACACCTGGTGTCGATCAAGTATTTGATATGGCAGCTAGTTGTATAGGATCTATTACTGATCCAGAACAGGTTTATGACGCACAGGATTTACCAAAACAAGAAATACTTGATTTCTTAGATCAGATGACATCTGAGCAATTTAAGAAGATCCAAGATTTCTTTGAAACTATGCCGAAACTTCAGCATACAGTTAAGGTAACAAATCCTAAAACTAAGGTTGTGTCAGATGTTGTTCTTGAAGGATTAGCAGCTTTTTTCGGATAGCCCTTCTTCATAACAGCCTGAAGAATTATTATGACACTAATTTTGCGTTAATGCATCATCATAAGTGGAATATTGAGTACATCGATAATCTTATGCCTTGGGAAAAGGAGGTTTATATAAATCTCTTAACCGAATTCCTTAAGGAAGAGGAACGTAGAATGAAGGAGCAAGAAGCGAATAGTGGCTAAAATCCAGCTGTATAAATTTATTAATCCTGGCGGAGCAGGTCAGGATAAGCTGAGCCATAATTTTGGTAGATCGAGTCTTTTAGCTATTAATAGATTAGGAAGCACTCTTAATGGTGTTGCTCAAGTCGTTGGTGATATGGGTTCTATTGCAAAGGCAGTAGATAAAGTAGAAGCAAATCAAGAAAAGAAAGAACGCAGAAGGTTAAAGAGAGAAAGAGACCAAGCTGCTGAGGATGAATTAGAACGTAAAAATGCCCTGATGGGTAAGGGCATAAAGTGGAAAGGGGCGATAAAAAAACAAGAGAAGGGATTTGGTGAACAGTTCTTTGATAAGATACTAACTCCTTTTGCAAGTTTTCTTAAGATAGTAGGATCCTGGATAATTGGACTGGGTAGTAAACTTGCTATTTACGAGGGTCTGAAATGGTTAGCGGATCCTGCCAATAAAGGTAAAATAGAATTATTTTTGCATAAACTCAATGTAGTTTGGACAAAGATTAGTGGATTCTTCATGGGAAGAATTGGTAATATAATGGATGGGTTTACCAATTTATTTGGAAGTGGTAATAGTTTTGGAGATAGATTAAAAGGTTTAGGGCAGCTTATAGTTGGAATTGTTGGATTAGGTGCTTTATTAAATCCATTTGGATTGATGGATATGATCCTATCCTTATTAGGATGGGATTGGTACAGGGATAAACCAGATGGAAGACGAGGAAAACCAGGAAAACCTGGTTCAACTCAACCAAGGAGAACCCAACCAAGGTGGGATGCGAATCGAAGTAATATTAATAGACAGTTTGGTAAGAATGGTCTAAAGGAATATAATAAGTTACGTTCTAGAGGAGCGTCACATAAAAGTGCTTTAAAACAACTTAGAAAGTTAAAGGTAAAAAATCCAGAGTTATTTAAAGCACCTAAACCTACAAGTGGATTATCACCAAGTGGTGCTCCTAAAGGAAAGATAATAAAACCTGGTGCTAAACCTGGATTAGGGAAGATGGTTAATCGATCAACCCTAAAATTCTTAGGACCTAAAGCATTAAAGGGTGTTAAGGGTGTATTTAAGAATGTATTTGGAAGAATACCGTTCTTTGGTGCTGCTTTAACTACTCT